GTCGGTCTGGTCCTTCAGCTTCTCGCCCGAGAAGAACACGCTTCCGGTCTGCTGGAACGCCTCGTCCTCGTCCCATGGATCTTCCTGCTTCTGCAGGTTCGAACCCTCGAAGCCGGCGTCGAGGTCGCCGTCGTCCCGCGCGGCCGGATCGACCAGCTTGCGGTACCATGCAAGCTGTTCCGGCTGGATGTCGAAGTCGTAGAGTTCCTTGACGCGAGCGATCTTGCGCTGCTCTTCTTCCGTCTGCGGCTGGACGCCGTACAACTCCCAGTCCTTCGTGCCTTTCTCGATCCGCTGACCATCGTGCGCCCACCAGCCGATGAAAATGCAGACGCAATGATTCGCATCGGCGCGGGCGTTGCGCCACATCGACTCCCACATGTTGTAGCCGCGGGCGGTCGACTCGTAGATGTACAGGCGATCGGGATTGGAGTCCGACAGCGAGCGCTTGAACGATATCAAGCCTTCCTCGTTATCGTACGAGCAGAGCTCCGACATGTGCGCCATCGACAAGCCCACCGATCGACCGAGCGTGCCAGAGGTCTTGGTCTTCTTGATACCGGCCGACTTGAACAAAATCTTGGAGTTGGTGGCCAGCGTCAGCCCGTCGCGGTTATCCTTCTTGATCGGTGGGAATTTTATCCGTTCCGGCAGGTCGGTGATCATCGTCACCAGTTCCTCGCGCGCCAGGTTCTTGTTCTCGTTGGTGTCGAACACCAGCGCGCCGGACAAGCCCTTGTGAATGCCGAGATAAAAGGTCGAGAAGGCGCGGGCGATGGTGGTGATGCCGAGCTGGCGGGACTTCAGGCAGTAGAAATCGTGGATGTCCTGCTCGAGGCCGTCGAGGATGGCCGTGATGAACACCCGCTGGCCATGGTAAAGGTTGTCACCGAGGGAGACGAAGCCTAAGTTCTTCGAATTGATCCGGCACTGCTTGAGGAACGCATAAAACGCTTCCTCGAACGCCCGGCGCTTCTCGCGAGACCAGCCTGCCATAAGGAACCTTATACCCTCGGAACCGTTGAGTTCCACAGGAGGCTACCATGCCCGACCTCATAATCCAGCTTATTATCGTGTTGCTGATCTGCGGGTTCGTCTATTGGGTGTGGCTCAAGATCGCCCCGCTGCTGCCGATCGCCGAACCCTTCACCAGCATCATCAACGTGCTGATCGTGATCCTGATCGGCGCGCTCGTGCTGTTCTACGTGGTCATTCCGCTATTGCATCAACTCGGGCATCTGGCGCTGCACTAGCGAAAGCCCTGCTGCCGGGCGGCCCGCTCGAGTGCCCCCATGGCGACCTCGGCCAGCGTCTTGACGGCGCCCCAGAAGATCGACGGCTCGTCCTGATTTAGCATCAGCGAGGAAAACGGCTCGCCTTCGCCCGGGGGGATGACGAGGAAGGCGCCGCCGAACGTGGCGTCCTTGTTCAGCCGGATCTGGGCAGCCATCTGCTCGAACATGACCGCGCGCTTCTCGGTTTCGTCACCGGGTTGGTCGTCAGACATGCACAACCCCCGCACCCAAATAAAACATAAAAATCGTCAATGCTATCAATCCTGCAATCCACGCCCACGTCTTAAAATCAAATTCAAACATATCGCCAGTCCTCGGCGAACGGCTTGATGTCGCTCAGGAACATCCCGCCTACCGACGCCGCCTTCGACAGCCTGTCCGCCGTGCCCTCGTCGAAACCCTTGTAGGCGGCTGTCTTGCCGTTCTTCTTGAAGCGGACTTTCAGCTCCTGAGTCTCGTCATCCCAGCCCACTTCGGAGACCATCTCGGAAAACACCGGTTTCATCCATGCCATCACACGTCCTCAAAATTGTCAGAGAAATACTGCGCGGCAACGAGCCACTGATCAGCGTGGTTTTTCGGATTGCGGGCTATCATGTCGCCGGTCTTTGGCGATCCGGCCTCGGCATCTGGCGCACTTACGGACACGATACACATGTCGAAATCCGGAACCCACGGCGTCATTTCCGCAATTTGTGTGCGACGATATTTCTTAAATTCTGCCATGCACTTTCTCCTTCAGGGCTTCGACGATCCTCTCGAACACGGGCTCCCAGCGCATGTCATCGGACTGCTGGAAGATGCGGTGCTTGGGAGTCCAAAGCCGTTCGGCCTGTTCGTTGGATCCGATGCGGTAGTCTCTTCCAAGATGTGAGTACGGTATCCAGCATTCTCGGTCAGCCATCGAACAAATGTGACCAAGCGCCGATTCGACCGAAACGACCAAATCGAGTTCTTGAAGAATAGATACAGTGTCGGCGACATCGCGAATGTATCCTGACAGGTCGCGAATGAGCGGGGAGAACCCCCACAGGTTCAGGTCGGACTTCCTGGCGTCGACCTGCAGCGAGTATAGCTGAATGCCCGGGACGCGGTAGAGCTCGACGAAGTGGTGGACCGGAATGTTCCGATGCTTGTCGATGTCGTTCATCGGGCTGCCGGCCCAGGCGATGCCGATGTGGAATTTCCGATCGGGCACCTTCCAGTAGTTCCGCATCGGGAAACGCGGCATCTCGATGTTGGGAGCCTGCTCGATCTCTTCGTCGGTCAGGCCGAGGGCGAACGGAAGAGAGACGAATGTCGACCACGCATCCGCCTCGCCAGGAAAGTTCGAAGGAGAGGGAAGGAAATTAATATTTTCCAGGTGACGAAAGGCGTGCTCAAACACGCGACGTAACTCGCTTTGGACGCACATGTGTATAAAACGGCAGCGACGAGAAGCTTCTTCGACAAACCGAGCGTACGAGAGCGTGTCACCGAGACCTTGATCGGCAACAAGGAACAACGTCTTGCCATGCTCGCCCTTCCACTTCGGATAAGGATAAAGAAGAAAGTTCGGCAGCCGGGCCTGAAAGCGGGACTCGAAATACTTCAGCCCTTCCGCGTAGTTCCGATTGAACAATAGCGCGAATGCCAGTTGAAACTCGGCGATCGCATAACCGCCGACGTCGTTGGCGTCGGCCAGTTCGAGACATTTCCGCGCGCAACTGACCGCGGTCTCGGTCGAGCCAAAAATCTGAAACACCATGGATTTGTGCATCCACGGCAGCGAGGATTTCGGCTCGAGCTCGATCGCCTCGTCGAGGTATTGCATCGCCTCGGCGTGCCCGCCGACCTTCATCAGCTCCCACGCCAGGTTGGTCAGTGTCTTGTGGCGCTCGTTCGGCGTCTGCTCGCACTCGAGCGCGCGCCGGAACAAGGCGGCGGCTGCGTGCGGGCGTATCACGTCCGACGCCGTGCAGCCGTTGACGTAGAAAGCATTTCCAAACGTGGGATCGGCGTAGCAGGCGCTTGCGAACTGCTGATAGGCGTGATCCTGATTGGTCGGCGCCGACTTGTCCTTTACCGCCACCTCTCCCTGCGCCAGAAGCTTGAGCGCGCCTGCCCGATCACCCATCTATAAGCCCTTCCATCGCCTTCCGAAAATCGTGCGCCAGGCAGATGCCGTGCCCCATGCCCGCGGGCCGTCCGAGCTTTTGATCGACCGCTCCGAACGCCCAGTCGTGGCAATACTCGCCCGTGTCGGACCTCATGCGGACCGGCTCGCCCTTGGCGCAGCGCGAGCAAAGCTCGGCGCATCGCTTGTTGAAATCCTCAGTGGACATCCGCGCCGTTGTCGATTCCGGTACCGGCAGGCGCGGCTGTACCGGAGTTAAGAGGGTCGGAGCCGTTTGCAGCTCTAGTAGAAAGTGCCTTGGTGACGGTTGCCCGCAATTCCGACTCTAGCATCCGATCAGAATCCTCCTGCGTGATGCCGCCACCACTTTTCAAAGGGTTGGCATTCTCCATGATCTGGAGCGCATCCTCGAAGCGGTCGAGCTCCTTCATGCGCTGATCCAGCGCAATATGATGCGGCTCGAACGCCGACGTACTGCGGTCCATGACCTCATGCTCGCGGGCGATCAAATCATCCGCCTGCTTCTCGATCGCAGCAGCCACGCGATGGTTCACCGCAGCGGCCATCGCCAATTTCTCCATCAGCCGATCCATCGCAATTCTTGCCCTTTCTCTCTCCTTAGCTACCGCCCTGACGAGGACCATAGCGAAAAATGACATCAAACCCACGCCGACCATGATACCGACCACGAAATCGATCGTGGACGGCTGGTCCCAAAAACTCACTGCAAGCGCGAATCCTGCAGCAGCACCCTGCGAATGCACATGTCCGTGTACGGCTTGCCCGAGCGCGACAGCAGCCCCTGCCCTGCCAGCCGTTCCGCGATCTGGCGGTAGCTCAGCCGCTTCTTCTCCTGGAACAGGTCCCGCATCAAGCTTGCCGCCCGCATCTCGCCCTCGTCGATCTCCATGACCGCCGCCCTGCCCTCGCCGATCTTGCGGTAGCCGAACGGGACGTTGCCGACGAGCCCGCCCTTGGCCTTCTTGGCCTTCCGCCCCTCGGCGGTGCGCTCGCGGATCCGCACCCGCTCCATGTCGGCGACGGCTGCC